ATGAACTACGAGGAGATTGTCTGTGACGCCAATAACTTATATAGGGCTTATAAGGTCTCCGTAAAGAGCAGCAAGTGGAAAGAATCGACGCAAAAATTCATGATGAATTTCCTGCGGTACATATTTGAAATCCATCTCCACAAATACTACCAATTATACGGAAATGACGGTTATATTCTATTCGGTGACTTTTCAAAGTTCTATGACAATATTATCCATGAGATTGCTAAACGAGAATTGTTGAAGCTGTTCAATGATGATGAGTTTATTGACTGGCTTTTAACGTTGATATTTAAGGGTTTCCAGATCGATGTTTCGTATATGTCTGACGAGGAATACGAGACCTGTATGATCGATACTTTCAATAAACTGGAGTATCGGAATATTCCAAAAGAGAAGCTCACTGGCGAAAAGCGGATGGAGAAGTCCGTCAATATTGGGGATCAACTTTCACAAGTCATTGGAATTTATTATCCATATCCGATTGACAATTACGTCAAGTATGTGCGTCAGCAGAAATTTTATGGAAGGTATATGGACGATTGGTACATCATGAATCCCAGTAAAGAAGAGCTTGAAAACTTGCTCGAAAACGTCTGTAAAATAGCAGCCGAACTTGGAATCCATATCAATCGTAAGAAAACCAGAATCGTTAAGATTTCGAGCAAATACAAATTCTTGCAAATCAAGTACACACTTACGGATACAGGTAAAGTCATCAAACGAATAAACCCGGATCGAGTTACCGCAATGCGTAGAAAACTCAAGAAACTTGCCGTTAAGGTTGAAAATGAAGAAGCGGATTACGACAATGTCGAAAATATGTTTCGCGGTTGGATGGGAGGACATTATAAACTCTTATCCAGAGAACAACGAAAGAATTTAATACAGCTTTACGAAGACCTATTTAGTAAGGAAATCACAATAGTCAACAAGAAGCTGATTGTTTCTGATAGGTCTGCATGATTGCACATAAAGAAGGAGGAAAACGATGGAACCATGGTTTCAGGTTGTACTTACGATCTTTAGCTCAGTTCTTGCATCTTCTGGGCTGTGGGCCTATTTGCAAAAGAAAAGCGAGCAAAAAGATGTAAAAACAGAGATGCTTATTGGATTGGCACATGACAGGATCATGTATCTTGGAATGTCGTATATTGACCGTGGGTGTGTAAGCCAGGATGAATATGAGAATCTGAGAGTGTATCTCTATGAACCCTACGAACGTATGGGCGGGAATGGTTCAGCAAAGCGAATTATGCAGGAGGTGGACAAACTCCCGATTCATAAATTTATAGAGAAGGAGGAAGAGCACAATGAGCATGAGTAACAAGACATACGACATCCTTAAGTGGATTGCTATGTATCTGCTTCCGGCTGCTGGTACATTATATTTTGCACTGGCTGGAATCTGGGGTCTCCCGTATGGAGAGCAGGTAGTCGGAACCATCACTGCGGTTGATACTTTCCTTGGTGTTATCCTTGGAATCAGTACATCCCAGTACAACAAGACTGCTGATAAAGAAAAATAATGAAAGTGTCATGGAGGACTAAATATTATGCCAAATATGAATGTAAACAAAGTCATTTACGGGGGGGATGTCCTTATCGATCTTACTGGCGATTCCGTCAGTGCAGATAAGGTCCTCAAAGGTATTACTGCTCATGATAAGAGTGGTGCAAAGATCACGGGTACCTGTACATTCGACAGCGATACTTCCGAAGATACCGCGGCTGTCGCTGAGATTCTCGTAGGAAAGACTGCGCACGCCCGTGGAAGTAAGCTTACAGGTACTATGAAGAACAACGGCGCTGTCAAGGGTATCATCTCAACTGTGGCTGGAGAATATACAGTACCGCAAGGCTATCATGATGGCTCTGGTAAGGTGTCTATTGACGCCACCGAACAGGCAAAGCTTATTGCTACTAACATTCGTGAGGGTGTGACGATTCTTGGCGTTGAGGGTACCATGTCTGGTTCTGAGGATATGAAGCCACAGAGCAAGGAAGTAACACCGTCCAAAGAAGCTCAGACGATCATGCCCGATGAAGAGTACAACTGCTTATCTCAGGTTACAGTTAAGGCAATCCCATATGTAGAAACCGATAACTCTGCCGGAGGAAAGACTGTTACAATCGGATAAGGAGGTTTTGTCAAATGGCTGCGAATAAAGTCGTATTCGGCAATAAAGTTTTGATCGACCTTACCGGCGATACTGTTACGGAAGAAGCTTTGCTAAAGGGCTATACAGCACACAAAGCAGATGGTACAATTATTACCGGAACGGCTTTCGCAGGATATCCTAATGAGTTCGTGTTCTTGGATAATATTGAGGACTCAAGTGGAAACCCAATCAAAGACAGTTCCGGTAAAACAATTCAGGGACAAACCATCTATCGCAAAGCCCGCAACTCGGTTCTTTTGGATTCTACGGGCGATGTAATTGAAGAAGGGTGATTATTGGAAGAGGGCGTGCGAAGAACATTCCCTCTTCTTTTTTTCAGTACGCGGGTTACGACTGAAGCGTTTATTCTTTTCTCAAACCTAGAATAGATTTGGAGGAAGATTTATGAATAAAACATTCAATCGAAATGACCCAGATGTTATTGCTGTAGATATAGAAAAATTGTCTGCCATATTATCTTGTGGATGTGCAACTGCTCGAAAGATAGGAGAGCAAGCAGAAGCAAGGATTTTCATAGGTCGGCGAGTTCTATATTCGGTTAATAAAGTTCAGAAATATTTGGACTCTATTGCTGAATAAACGATGGATATTAGGAATAATATTTGATATAATATGGCTGATGAAATTTGTCGAATTGTTCCTAATAGCTTACAAGGTGAGACTTATGGAGGAACAATTATGGCAGCAACAAGCAGAAAAGATTCAAAAGGAAGAAAATTACACACAGGAGAATCACAAAGAAATGATGGAATCTATCTTTATAGGTATACAGACGCATACACTGGTAAAAGAACATCTGTATATGCGAATGATTTACCAGAATTGAGACGTAAAGAGAAAGCCATAGCAAAAGACATTGATGATAATATTCTTACGGATGCTTCAACAAAGAATCTAACCTTAAACACTCTGTTTGAAAGGTATCTTGGTATCATTGTCATTGACGATGGGACAAAAATCAATTATCAAAACATGTGGAACATCCATGTTCGAGATACGATAGGAAATATTAAGGTTGTTAATTTGCGAGCATCTCATATTATGAGTTTATATTCTGGTATGTCGAATGATAAGTACGCACATAACACAATAAAGTACATACATCTGATGATATTTCCGGCGTTGGAGATGGCAGTAGATGATGATATTATTCGTAAAAATCCTTCAAAAAATGCGTTGTCATCCGAATATGGAGAAGAGTCAAAGAAAAAAGAAGCGTTAGATCTATCAGAACAGGAAAGACTTTTAAACTTCATGAATGGGAGCAAGATATATAGAAAGTACATTCCGCTGATAACGATAATGTCTGAGACGGCTCTTCGATGCGGGGAACTGATCGGGATAACATTTAATGATATTGATTTCAAAAACAAAGAATTGCGTATAGATCATCAGCTGACATATAAGAACTATAAGGATGGGAATGGCTGTATGTTTCGTATTAAAAAGCCTAAAACAAAAGCGGGAATACGAACAATACCACTAACAGACAGGGCGTGCGATGCTTTCCGTGAACAAAGGAAGCAGAATTTTCAAGCTGGCATATTTTGTACGTTTGAAATCGAAGGTGTAACTGATTTCGTCTTTCTTACCAAAAATGGAAGACCAATGATGCCGAGTGCTTTGAACAACGTACTATATAATATTGTAAGGAATTATAATTCTTGTACGGACGGAACACAGACCATAGAACAGTTTTCATCTCATGTCATGCGTCATACCGGATGTACTAATATGGCGAGAGCCGGTGTCAATGTGAAAGCGACTCAATATGTCATGGGGCACGCTCATAGTGATGTAACAATGGATGTGTATAATCACTTGAATAATAAGACGGATGTCAAACTTGAGTTTTCAAAGTTCGAAAAAAATGGTACAAAAATGGTACAGTAGACGTAAAAATAAGATTTCACAAAAAGTTCATAAACCTTGCAACCCAAGTAAAATCAAGGGTTGCAAATATTTTAATAAAAATTTTAGCACTCAGAACTTGACATTGCTAATAATAAGTGTTATATTACAGCTAGAACAAAGGAAGGGAAACAGAAAGGAACAAAGAGGCAAAGAAGTAAGATGCCAAAGGTTCCGGGAAGTTTCCAGACATCCCCGGTTCCAGAAGATAACAAGTAAAATAAAACATAGAGAGTATAGGAAAAGGAGAGATGACTTATGTTAATGCCTAGTATTTTTGGAGAAGATTTATTTGATAACTTTATGAAGGATTTTCCATTTTTTGATGATAACACAGAAAGCAATGTAGAAAAGAAGCTGTACGGCCGCAGAGGTAAAAACCTGATGAAGACTGATATCAAGGAAACCGAAGGCGGTTATGAGCTGGAAATGGATCTGCCTGGATTTACAAAAGATGAGATCAAGGTATCCCTGGAGAATGGTTATATGACCATCAGTGCAGCCAAGGGACTTGATAAAGACGAACAGGATAAGAAATCTGGCCGTTACATTCGTAAAGAGCGTTACGCAGGATCCTGTGAGAGAAGCTTCTATGTAGGCGAAGACATCACAGAAGAAGATATCAAGGGTGAGTTCAAACATGGTATCCTGAAGTTGTTCGTTCCGAAGAAGGAAGCAAAGCCGGCAGTAGAGCAGAAGAAGTATGTTTCTATTGAAGGTTAA